TTTTTTTTTTTTTTTTTTTTTGTAATTAGAAAATGGTTCCCGAAATGTCAAAACATTCAGGAACCAATCAGAGCGGGGGCACCACTGGGATAAATCCACGCACAGACGCAGTCCGATCGTACGGTCTACGCAAGTACTCAGTGTTGTCAGGCTTACATAAAGCCCCCAAACTTTCTAACTTGTTTTTGTGAAACAACTACGAAAGTTCACCTAGTCTCGGCCACTAGGTTACGTCTTTCGCCCCATCATGTAAGATGTTGCTATACAATCATATGGGGAGGTTAATAATAACCTAGTGTTTCTTTTTCTTGTCCTCGCTCGCAGTGACTTGGAACACGCGCTCAAAGTCGGTTCCATCAACTGATCCAAGGCAGGTAAGGTCGAAACCGTCTGCAATAGGCACTGTAAAAGTGTCAGGATCAGAATTAGTCAATGAGGTGTACATCATCTGAGGCGCACAAAGGAAAAATCCTAGTTGCGCATCATCAGCTGCACGCGAGGAAGTGATGTCGTCATCCTGGCCAAACAGGAACACAAACTCTGGCTTACGATACGGAGAGAAGTTGTACTTGGTAGAACTAATCTGGACCGGATTGTAAGAAGGCAGAGTTGGTACCTTGGTAGTCTGCGAATAAAATGGATCCTTAGCCTTCATGAAGTTCGTTACCTCAAAAAGGTTAGACCCAGCTCCAATAGAGCTGTTCGCAGTCCTGTAAAGGTCGTTGTAGGAAAACAACATCGGGTGTGCCACAGCAGCATTATTGTCGTAACATGTGCCACCCCTAGCAAACGCAAAAGCGGATGCAATTAGGGCATGTGTCGACAACTTGTAATAGCCTTTGCACGTATTGTCATAAAAGCCAAAATAGTTGCGAGGAGAATACCATGGGTACATCCTAATACAACCTTTAAGGCCTCCTGGCACATACGGCTCAGCCATCTTCTTCATCGCAGAGTAGACGGACCACTCTGCGCGAGACAAGAGCTGCTTCACACTCATGATTTTCTCACCAATACATTGGCAAGATTTATCATTAAGTGGGATTGGTACACCAGATTGGCTCTCGATTTCAAGCTCGCTTGTCGTCACGGGTGCGTAGGTAGATCCATACGTCCGCAAGTCATTCGCAGGATTAGGAATATAGTCCTTCTGCACAGGGAAGGCCAATTCGAAATCAGGCATAGCAGAACTCTCAACAACAAAAGAAAGCTCTTGCATCACATTAGCAGGAGCATTAATGTTGTCGATAACAGAAATCGAGAACGTGCCATAAGGCACAGCGGTTGGGAGATATGGTGACAGTGCAATAAATGGACACTCAAACTCAATCTCAGAACTCTCACGCAAGTCCCAAACAATGGATTGACCATAAAGATCGTCATCCATGTTAGGATCGTTTGCGTCAGGTGAGAACAGGACCTTATTGTAAAAATCCTGATAAGAGTAAGGAGTGAACATAAGCATCATACGTCCACCATGGAAACGGGTCTTGTTACACTTAATGCGAAACTTAAACCCTCCACGGAAGTACGTAAACATCTGTCCCAACCAAAACGTTGGTGCGGGGTTCACCACAGCACCAGGGAAAGAAATATCACTGTCCCAGGTGAATGGTGGATGACTGACTGCGGAATTTGCGTAGTCAGCATTGAAGTACATCGAATCTGGGCAAAGACCCAACTGATATACCCTCCCCGTAGCTGCAGTATCAACAGTAAAACGGTCAATTGCTGCAGGCTTGCTAACGAGATATGATATTGCCATCTCGTCAACATTGGTACCACCAACAGTACCATCAGGGCAAACAGAGTTTGCCTGGAGCAGGCCAAGATTAAATGCTCCATCAGGGCCATCAGCATTATTCTGGAAATGATTCTGAGTGTTCCAAAACCTATCGGTCTTTTCACACTGAACTGGTCTAGAATAACCAAATGCTGATGCCATATTCGCACCCACACGTGTGGCCCAAGCTAAGGGTGTGGTCACACTGGAAATGAGAGGAATTGCAGACCCAACAAGACTAGCAGCCTTGCCAAGCTTGTAAAGAGGCCCGGAAAACGGGCCGTCCCTCTCAATGTCCTCGGCCATGCCAGACTGAGACTCAATCTTGGGCTCAGGATAGACTAGGCCAGACAGTGAAACAGAGTAACCAACACTATTACCCTTCTTTGCCTCAACATACATGTCAAAAGTACCCGCTCCGTCAACGTCGGTCGTCGTTAGATCGTAGTTAGCAGTAATCCCATTGTTGTAAAAGGTTGCACTTTCATCAGGGAAATTGTTAACTGTGTACTTCTCAATGTACCCCAAATTAGGGCCCTGTTGAGCGACAGTGTAATAGTACCCATTCTCAGGTACGCCAATAGGTTGAACACTGTAGACATTATAAGTCACCTTATTAGTGCCATCAATGTACGAGTGCTTACCAGAAGCCTCAACAATGCTGACATCGGTGTAAAAGTCAGAAGACGTGACTGAAATTGGAGCAATAAGGGACCAATCCTTCTTAGATGCCTCATCGTACCAAGCAAAAGTAAGAATGACAGTGCTCTGGATGAGCTTATCAGACCTCAAAATAAGAGGCTCCTTAATTTGCTTAGAACCAGGCTGCTGTCCGATTGATCCATTAATCTCCATCTTCAACGTATTGTTCTTAGGAGCATTATAAATGCCCTCGTTGAAACGGATGTAAACAGGCTGATTGGACCTGCTCCAGTCAAAGTCGACCTGAGTTCTGACTATAATGTCTTGCTGATCACCATCAGTGTCAGTGTAATCCACAGTCATCTCCATGAAGTACTCGTTTTTGGTCAGATCATAACTTATAATGAAATTACCATCAGACAAGAACTTAGTAGTGAGGTTGTGTGCTGGTGAAGTAACGGCGTTGCCTTCGACAATGGCTCCGCCACGAACAATACCAGCAAATATGTGGTTGGGCTCAGAATTTGCCTGCCCAAACCAAGTAGCCTCAAGCTGTGGATTGCGTGCACCGATAACTTCGATGTCTTCAAGCCAAGTGTAAACAGTCAAGTAAGGAACGGACGTAGAAGCATCAAAGGCTATCTTCAAATAGTCAGTAATGTTAAACGTGCCAAGGCAAATACCGTCCTCAGCAATAGGCTGTCCACCAAGTGGCATGTATTCCAAAAAGTGGGTGTAAGGGATGCGATAATCAAGAGCAGTAGACTGCTCAAGATCAAGCTCAGCTCCTGGAAGCTGAGTGTATGCAGTAGGTGACTTGTTGGCCCAAGACATATCCTTGTAAGTAGTAATGACGTTATTATCGTCATCAGCCACAGCAACAGGGTTGTAAAATGCCCTAAGCCTACCGCCAACCTGGGGAGATGCGGCCACAACAATACGAAAGCAAGTTGTGAACCGAATACCGAGAGAACCGGCAAACCTTTCAGAGATCTTGAAGTTATCGTCATAAAACTTCCTTGAAAGATTGTAATCCTGAAGGAAACCGGTCTTAGGGTCGGAAAGTAGCTGTCTCTTAGTCAAAAACTTAGGTCTAGCAAGAATCCGACGCACATCTGCGGTCATATCATCTCCAAGCCTATCAAACTGAGGCTCAGCACGCATAACGGCAGAAGGGGCAAAAGCCTCTCCCTCAAATGCGGCTGTCTCCTCGTTGACAGTGTTAATTGCAACAGCCATGTCCTGCATGTCCATGGTAGTCGCGTCATGTGTAAACTCTTCCTCGAGAGTTGCAAGTTTGATGTTATTTGTTGCAAGCTAACTCATTTAAACGCCCTAAACATAAAGCCTAGTTGCCACAGCAGCTTAACTGGGCGGCGTCGATCTGGTCTCCTGGATTTTCGTGGGGCTGCCACAACAGCATCCTGGAAGTAAGGGTAAATACCCAACTGTGTCGTTTGGGGCGCCTCCGTGCATCACTTTTAGCCAGATTATTGTCGATCTGCACGTGGTAACCTGCCCCGGTCGTAGTTTAATGACATTGCGGTCGATGCCAATCTAGTAATCACACTTGGCAGCCTTGAAACGAGCTTGGTAGTATGTCCTCGAGGGTGGCCCGGCAGTCTTATACCCAAGAGAATTGAACTCCTTCAACATAACGGGTGCCCACTCATCCCAAGTTTCCTGGGGATGTGCAGACAGCTCCATCATGGCTGTTTCAAAGTTGCTTTGCATGATTTCCGTGACGTTGTTCTTGTCGCGGCACCAATACGGCATTTGGAGAATAGTCTCCATCGCAAGAGGACCAAAGCAGTGTCCGTTCTCATCACGGAACTCCCGCTTGAGGAAAGTCACTTGATCGATAGTTCTGACCGAGTCAACTTCCTCATCGTCCTTAGCCTCAGTAGTGTAGGTCATGTAAAGTCTTGTCATGGCCTCAGTTACTGAGTGTTGGTTGTACTTCTCAACGACACTGGGTGAGATGGCAACAACATTGTCGTCACCAAGAACAACAACACGCACGTGCTTGTTGTAGTCACCAAGGTTCTCCAAACCCATAATATCCTTCCAGCAATACGCAAAAAGGAAAAGGTTATACATGGAGTTCACAGCAGTAGTCGCTGGATGTCCAGAAGGGAGGCTGTGGTTCCACTGGTAAATGAGGTTGTTGTTCTTGCCATCACCACCAATGTGCCTCGAGTTAGTCAAGTCCAACCACAAGACTTCACGAATTCTGGCGTTCTCAGCGCCATCATTATACCACTCATTGATGTATTTCAGAATGGCATTGTGAATTTGCGGCTGCTCGGAAGAATCAAAAGCGGAATAATCACCAGCAATAACCTTCTCGCTCTTATTGAGCAAGTGGTCACGCAAGTAACCCCACTCCTGATACACATTCACGCCAGCACAGCACCCGGACTCAATTCTAGCCTCCATGAGGGCAGAACAAAAGCGTCCGAAGTACATGCGAAAAGCAAGAACGTAGGCAATAGGAGCCCCAGAAACAAGACGTGTTTGACCGGTCTTGTTCTTCTTCTCCGACCTCCTCTCATCCTTGAGAAAATCGTTAAAGACATGGAACTGCCTCTTACCTTCCTTAGCAGAGGAGATAATGGACTCAACATATGTCCGAAGCCACTTGCAATTGTCACTGTCAAAATCAAACTCTTCAGCATAACCAAAGAAGTCCTTTTTGCCAGAAGCACCATGGACAGTAAAAGGATATCCTGCTGAGGTACGCCTAGGAACGGAACGGAACAAAGGGTTGCTCTCGTCACCCGCTGCGGCTTCCTCAAAAGAGAAAATCTTCCTGTCTGTGATGTGTGCAGTAGCATCAGTAACACACTTCCATGCAACCCAAGCAACATCTTCGATGTCTTGCTCAGGGTAGACGCGGACTGGGCCATTATACTTCGACAAAGCATTAATCATTGGCACAATCTCGTCTCCATTTTCGTCCTTAAAAGAACGAAGATGTGCTGGAAAACGTGTGTTCTCACTCCAAGCTTCATAAAGAGGCGTCTTACACAACTTGGTATAAGGTGGCATCACTGAAGGCTTGGACACGGTGTAAAGTGGCATAAACGAACCCTTAACAGGGAAATCGTTGCACTCACCAGTAATCTCATGAGGAAGATCGCAATCGCGAATCTCATGGAAACGGTTAAGTGCTTCGCACACTTGTTGACGGGTCACGATGGTACTAAAACCAAGACCCAACTTAGGTGATCCTGCAGAATGCATTCCAGTGATCTTGCGACCACCAGTCAAAACAGTCTTGGGACCAAGCATGAGCAACCCACCACAGTCACCCTTTGCTGTAGGAATGTTGTACTTGTAGCCACGCTTGACTGTGCGCTTTCCACCATCAACCATGTAACGATCAAAACGCTCGCCAATGCCAAAGCACCTATCACGCACAACTTGATGCGGGATAACTCTGGCACAAGCAAGCATGACGTCACATGACTTCAACTTGTGGAGGTCTGTCTCATCAATGAACTTGTCAACAATGTCTTGACATGCTAGAGAAATCGGCATTCTCATGAATGCAATATCCTCATCGGGCTTACGAATCTTTTGGAATCGCATAACCTCAGAGAAAGCAATCTCAGTGTCAAACTCATTGTTAAAGACATTGCGCAAATGGACCTTAGTTGTAGAACTAGCTCCCTCAAGATTCTCCATCTCAGTGATGAAGTGATTGGGAAGCATAAAAGTCCTTCCGGCAAGCGCAACACAAGTGCCGCAATTAATATGCCAACCGCGGTATTCGTCAACAATAGTGAACTCGAACAAATTCTTGCTCACGTTGTTTTGAACATCACATGGCATATCCTTCTTCTCACCCAGATCTTTGAGAGTCTTATAATCAATCAACTGACCCTCAAGATCTACTTTGGGATCTTCTTCACCGAACAGGTATTTGCAAAGACTGCTGAGCGCGAATCTTGCGATCATGAAGAAGATAGAGAGAGAACCAATTGCAAGCAATGTTGCAATAACAGGGTTGTTCTTGGCAAAAGCAATGGGATTCCACAAAGACGAAACCAAAGTCTCGCGGACAGATGTTATGTTGTCCTTGAGATACTCCATAGACTGTTGGAGTGTCTTAGTAGCATTGCTATAGACAAGTGGCAAATGATGACAAGTCGTGCACTCAATGAGCCTTCCAGTACTGATGACTGGAATTTGCTCACCGGCCTGAGACTCAATGCCTCGCTCCTGAAGGATCTTGTTAACCATGTTAACAATAGGACCCTCACGATTGAGGAAAGACTCATTCCTGGCGATGAGAGTACGCGAAATCTCATCAACAAGCTCATCGAACGAAATACGACGCGTGTTGTCAACACGCTTACCATTCTCAAAATCAAACTTGGCGAAAAACCAAGCTTGAGTCGGAATCTCGTTGTATTGAGACTTGTACGCCATAAACTTCTGGACATCGAGAGCATTGGCATCAAACTCACCACATCCTGGGCGACGGAACTCACGCCTCACACCAAGTTGGTATGGGAAGTGCATCCTACGAAATACTGCACCAGGATCAGTAATAACCCTACGAAGAGGTTCGTTCATGTTAGCCACGTTAGTGGTCAGCATCACGAACTTGCTCCTAAAGTTGTTCTTGCCTTTGTTCTCAAGATCAGCAAAGTTAAGTGGGTACATCCAAGAATTGACAATACGCACCAGGTTCATTGCATCACTGTCGGTAGCACCAACAGCATTAACTTGTTGCATAAAGTCATCCATAACATGTGTGTACTGACCACAATAACCATTCCAATACTCAGATGACCCTTGGGCAAAAATTTCACCCTTAAAATCACCCTTATTGGCAATGATCTTCTCAACTGGCATGGCCTTAGCCATAACAGCGTGTGTCAAAATATCACACAGCATAGACTTACCCGTACCTGGCTTGCCAGTCAGAGAAAGGCACACAGGCTCAGGACGGATATTCTTGAATGAGGACAATGCTGAAGCATTAGCACGGCAAATCATGTCCATTTGATTGACGTACTTACTGAGAACAGGACCGCATACCTTGTCCATGCGGTACAAATTCTCAAGATCAACAGCTTGGCGCCTCAAATCAGAAAGCGACTCAACAACATCAATAGAGATGTCACTTTCGCAAAGTGAAAAATTCTTGGTCACTTCTGAAACTTGAGCACACCATGCATCAACTTCATCAACACCAGACTTGAAAACACTAATCTTATCCTTACCAAACAACGAAAGTACGTGGTTGATGGTATCCTGAATAGTGCTAATAGTCTCGGCAATGAATGTAGACCTCTTGCCATTGATAGAGCTCTCACGCATAGTCACGTTCTGAAACGCGTCAAAAAGCTTAAGAGCCTTATCACAACCACCCATGGTAAGAAGAAATGTACCATAAGACACAATCTTCATGATGGTCTTGATATCCATTGAACCCATCTGGCTTTCAATCTCATGTTTAGTAATGAAACTGGAAACCATCTCAGTCAAGGGATTAAGACAAGAAGGCAAAAACATGCTCAGAACTCCAAACAGAGCTGCAGCTAAAGCTGTCTTCGAAGGCTTAGTTGCCACAAAGCAGACACATGCAATAATAGGAATGAGCCAGAAAATGTTCTTAACTGCATCCATAAAGTTTTGCACATGACTTCCGACTTGTTGCATGACACTAGAAAGGGAATCCTTGATGTCAGTAACAGTGGCATTAGTCTGTCCAGAAATCTCCGAAAAAGTACTCAGGAGCTGGTTCTTGAATTCTTCAGCTGTCTCCTTAATAGTATCAGAGACATCTACGCGATGATTCAGCGTGAAATCAAAAAGGCCTTGAGACTCGGCCATCATAAGATCGCAATATTTCTGCGTGCGTCTAAGACGACGTTGTGCCTGTCTGTCCTTACGCTCTTTCTTCCACTGAGCAATCTGTTGGCGCTTAGGAAGCGCAAACTTCGTGTTTGTAGAGATGCGGCGTTGATGAATCATCTCAATCTCAACTTTGTCCTCGTTGGCATGAAGCCAAACGATTGGTGTGGATGGGACATGAAGGGCAACGTGGACGTATCCGCGTGCATCGACGGTTGTGTTCAAAATAACTTTGGCGTTAGAAGCAGAATCCATGATAGTTTCGGTAACCAGGTTCTGCCCAAATAACGCCAAAGCCAAAAGATGGCTTTGGTGATGTCTGGGCGCCTCCAAGGGACATTGCAAACAATTAAGTTCACTACTTCCTATTATCAGTTGACTCTTATCGTACAACCAGAAAATCTGGGACAATCGTCATAATCAACGGAAATTCGTGAAGGACTTGAACCCGATGCTCGCGAGAGCACCGGCAAGGTAAAAGGGTGCATTCTTCTATTGCGTGTGCACATACGCAGCATTTGTTCAGACAGCGCTTACTGCTCCCTTAATGGTGAATTTTCATCACTATTACGTGCTTGTGGGAAAGCTACGTCCTCTCTCGTAAGAGTAAAAAGTGGTGACCTACAATACTAAAATCAGTTTCGAACATTTCAATCCTAGTGTTTCGTACAAGAGTACTAGCTTGTCGGTGAAATGGTTACTCCATCATTGGCGTAAAGTAAATGGTCAAGATGCACGATGTTGTTGTGCAATTTCGAGCCGGTAACTGTTAACCGTTAATGCTCCAGGATGCTCCGAAGCGAACATACTGTATCTCAAATTATGGGGTTCGCGAATGTAAATAACTTACAAATAATCATATTCAGAATAGGCTTTTCATCTCATGGCCAGTGACCCGCTTATAGCGGACTAGCGTGTCAGCGCCACTTATTGACATTGGACGTCGTGAGGCATGGTCCCGTAGATACCATACGACCAAAGAATAGACTAAGTGTAAATTAAGAAGTCTCGTCTATGACTTCATATACCGAGGGGGTAGTTAATACTACCCCCTCG